CTGCCAATGCGCGAGCTTCATTCATGCGAGCCTGTGCGGATTCCATAGCTTGACGAGCTTGCGCCTGTTCTTGCGGAGAAAACGTCCCGCCAAGGCGTTGTTGATAGGCCTGTGATGCCTGCATAAAGTCATCAGACGCCTTGATAAAATCAGCGCGGCCTTGTGGCGCATTGTCTTTAGGCGTCAACGCTTCAAGTGTTGCCCTCATCCTTGGGTTATTTGCCCAAAGCTTCGACAATTCAGGATTGCTTTCAAGGCCTCGTGTGACTTCCGCCAATGCAGTGCGGGTATTAGCTAGTTGCACCTTACTTTCAGCCGGAACCGAAATAGCCTCATCAAGCTTTTGCGCGCGATGTAGGCTTGTGCCTTCCCATTGCTTAAACCCACGTCGCGCGGCCTGCCCACCGCCAACTTCATCAGCGGCGATCTCGCCAATGCTAGAAGCGATATTCTTGCGGGCAGCGCCTGCGCTATCAACTGACTTTACAGAGGCCTCAGCCATCGGAATGCCACCAAGGGTCCGTCCTATCCCACCACTAGCCATGCGAGTGCCAACGCCGCCAACATCAGCGGGAAGCATGGTAATATCAAGATCATCAGCAGCGGCCTGTAGTGCGCCAGGTACGCGCTCGCCAGCCATACGCGCGCCAACACTTCCAGCAGCTTTGTAACCGGCTATACCGCCACCCAAAGCGCCCACGATAGCGCCGGGAGTACCGCCAATTTGCTCACCAATCACAGCGCCCGCGCCTGCCACAGCTCCAGCCGCAGTATCGCGGATCGGTGTCTTGCCGAAAGTTTGCAATGCGCCCGGCATAGTTTCAGCCAACGTTCCGACAGGACGGCCTACACCACGGGTTGCAAGCGATGCCAGCGCGCCACCAGCAGCGCGCGCAAGACCAGCACCCGTTAGCGCTTGGGTGCCGCCTTGAATAATAGCGCTGGCCAGTTTGTTTTCATTTTTTGGTAGGCCGAGGCTTTCGCGCAAAATCTTGCCAGTGTCATACTCTCCCTGATTTCCGGGGGCAGCATTATACAACATTTGCCCGATTGGATTGGCGACAAGGCCAAGAATATCGCCAGCGCCTTCGACTATATCGCCAGTGCCTTGCAAAAGACCTTGGCTGATTTGCGACATACCGCCACCGCTTGGGGGTGGTGTACCCCCATCATTCCCACCACCTTGCGGCAACACGCCAAACGGATCTCGTTTTTCGCGGGTGTCTTCGCCATCGACATAAACAAGGGTAGGGTTCCCCTTTTCATCAAAGCGGATGCCCTTCTTTTTTGCATATGATGCCGCAGCTTCTGGATCAATTCGGCCTAGCATTTGCAGATATGAACGCTTTGCCTGCGCCACATTCCCAAAGAATGCAGGCGAACTTTGCCCTTGATCCAGATTGGCAACAGACGACTTTAAAAGCGCCATATCCGCATCGGACGTATTGCCACCTAGCCCGCCACCGTTGGGCGAGTTCATTTTCATGTTTTGCAGTTTATCGAATGCAGTGTTTGCTTGAACACTGGTAATCATACCAGACAGGTCGCGCGCTGCGGTGCCGGGGACGCCACTCATCACCGAGCCAGTTAGCCCAGTTTCGCCCCATCCACCGTTATCCAAAGCATCGAAAGCAAGGTTATCAAGCTTGTCGATTGTTTCCATCAAGCTTTGTTTAGCCTGCGAACGCTGATCTTCGGTTTGCGCATTTTTCGGCGCATCCGCAAGTTTATCAACCTTGCCCTCGCTGCTGATTTGATAGGAACCGGGTGGCAGGCCGCGACCCGCAACTTCATCAGGCGTCAACGTGCGGAATGTGGTTTTGGGTTCGCGTGGTGTTTCAGGCTTTGCAGGAGCGCCATAGACCGGCCCACCCTGTGGGGCAGGAGCATCACCGCCGTTCAAAAGGCGCAGCAAGTCAGGATCGGTTACTGGTTGCGACATTATTTAACCCCCAAACCGACGACGTGAGCCGGAAACATCTGGCGCATTGCCCCATCCCGGAAACGTGACATGAATTGCGCTGCCATTGCTAGCCTCTACCCGTGCATCAGGATAGCGGCGCTTAACTTCAGCCATTGCTTGCGCTTTCGACATTCCGGCCGGAACAGTGAAGTCTAAGGCATCGCCGCGCGTGTGGGCACTGTGCTGCGTCTTGGTTAGACCTTGCGCAATCAAGGCATTTTGATGCGCCTGTGTGCGGTATCCGCTGGTTGGCTTTAGGCCTATGGAACCAAGTGAGTTCACGGGATCAAAACCCGCCGGTAGCGTTGCCGCTACCACCTCCCACTTCAAACCATTGATCACCGCGCTTTTCGTAAGTCTTACCGCCGATGGTCTTTTTTGAACTTGGGGCAGTTACAGGTGTGCCGGGATTGTATCCGCCAGTGTTAGGCATGATGACCATTTTAGCGCCGGTGATTGGGTCAATTTCAGCAACCCCGCCACCCGCTTGTGTCGCGACAATCTTACGCTCACCGGCGCGCCAAATCTCATTTACCCGTGCGGCAAATTCAGGCGTTCCCGGCTTTAGGTTCTCATCCATTGCCTGCTTGCCAGCGGCAGAGAACGCTTCCAACGCTTTAGGGTCTTTCATCGCTTGGATAAATTGACGCTGCCCATTCACCCAAGCAGGATCATAGTTTTGTGGAACGCGCGATAGATCGATACCGTTTTGCTGTGCCATCGCGCGGGCATTCTGGAATGTTGCCTCGTCCGAAACGCCTTCAAGCAATTTACCAACCGTTTGCAGACCTTCAAAACCGCGCTGGTTCTGCTCCTGCATTAGTTTTGCCCGTGCAGCCTCTTGACCTGCTACACGATCCTGCGCTTGCATCGCCAAACGCGGGTTAATCTTGGCCAATCGCTCATAGGCCGCTTGGCTCTCGGACTTTTGCGTCTCGGTGGGCACGATACCGCCCCCATTGCCACCCCATTGCGTTGGCATAGGTGGGTTGGCCACACCCGCACTAGGAGCACCCATGCCACCTGTAGGCGCACCACCCGTCGAACCCTGCCCAGCCGTCATAAATGCAGCCAGCGCGCTATCCTCGCGGTTCTGCCGGATTGCCCCGCCAATGTCAGCACCCAAGGCCAAGGCGTTCTGAAAGCCTGCCAGCGCCGAATTGTTACCCCAAGGGATAGCCATTAGCCAAATCCTTTCAGCAACGCACCGCCAGCCGTGCCAAGCGCATTGCCGAACACGTTCTGTTGCGACAGCGCCGCATTGGCCCGCGCATCACTTGCCGCAGTGTTGCTGGCCGCGATGGTATTGCCGTAATTGGTCGCAACTCCAGCCAACGCCGATGCAGCTTGCGCGCCGACGCCTTGCTGGTTGGCCACACCGCCCGCCCATTGCTGACGATAACCGGATTGCAGGTTCTGCCGGTACTTTTCCAACGCCTTCATAGCAGCGCCTGATTGCACCGTGCCCGCGCCTGCGTAGCCAGAATTTACTTGGTTACCGCCCTCTTGCTGCTGAAAGGCGTAATCCGAATTACTGATGTAATTGGCAAATGCGGACCGACTATCAGCCTTTGGCGTAATGGAAGTAACTGGTTGAGCGCCAGATGTTTCAGGAGATAACGTCCTACCCGGCTCAAATTGTCCGTAGCGGTTCCAATGGTATTGCCCGTATTCCGCCGGATCATTACCGTAGCGCGTAGCTACTTTCTGAAAGTCCTGCACCAAGTCGGGATTAGCACGAACATAAGCGGCATAATCAGGAGCCGCGCTAAATGCCGAACCTGAAGCCGCAACCGGGGCTGATTGCTGGATGCCGTAAAAGTCGTTCAGCAGTGCACCCGCATTCGTGCCGGTCTGCACAAATGGCGACAGTGTGGCCTCGTTCTTGCCGTAAATCTCGCGGGTTAGCGCGTTGTTCTCGCGCGCCGTAGCGGTAGCATCAGCAGCCGCAGCCTTGGCGTTCTTGTTTGCGCTAGACGATGACAGGGCGGATCCACCCGCAAGCAGTGCAGAGCCTCCCAAAATCGCAGCAGTTGTGCCGATGGCCATTACTAAAGCTCCTTGATGAACAAGCTTTCGGATTTCCGATAACCCATTCGATCATACAACCGCACCATGCGTTCCCCACCCAGCCGATCTAGAGACTTCATTTGCCAAGACCGGCAACCATGTGCGCGGGCTGTGCTTTCCATCGCTTTGAGCAACTTGATCCCGATCATTTGCGGCGCATCATCGGCCACGTACCAGAACAGTTCCTCACCGGAGATATGGGAGTAGTTGAAATAGACCGGACTGATTATACCGCCCACCATTCCAACTATATGGCCGTCATCGGCTACTAGTCCGATGAAACTACCCGTTTCCATGAACTTGGTCAAGGATGCGATGCAATCCGCCTCGTTATATTCGATTTCATCCCAACCAGCGCGGGCATGGAATACTACCCCCAATCGCGCGACTTCAGGCAGGTCATCCAAGGTCATGGCGCGGATCACGTCAACACCCCATTGCCGCGCAGATCACTAATCAATGCAGCCAATCGTTCGGACAAGCCTTTTACCGCGTCGTCAATCGTCTGGACTTCACCCTGCGTAGGTACTGCGCTAATCGACTGCCCTGCATAGGCTGCGAATGTCGTGCGGGTAAACGTGCCTGTAGGTGTGGCCCATGCCGCCGTTTGATCCTTAAGCACGGCGTCAAGCACGGTCGTTTGCAGGCCGGTGATGTCGTCTTGCACCACCGTCAAAGCCGCTTGTGTTGCCGCAATGTCCGCAACCGCTGTAGCAAGATCATCTTGCGTTGCCGCCAATTCAGCCTGCGTTAGAGCCTGCGCCTCTTGCGTGGCAGCTAGTTCAATCACCGTCGCGTTGAGGCTGGCGAATGCAGCCTCGATTGCCTCCATGGTCTTTTGCCAATGGATTTGCATTTGAGCGGTGGGATAGCCCTCACGCTCAAAATACGCCTTTTGACGTTGCAGCCGCGCAAGGTTGACGATGGTGGGCGTTATCATTCCCGCCCGCCGCCTGGCTCATTAATCAAAACGCCTGAAACGCGAATATCGACCGGATCAGTCACGCGGAATTGCACAAGGAACGACGGACGCCCAGCTAAGCCAATGCCACGCCAACGCACTTCTTGCCGGTAATCACCTTGACGCCCTAGTGACTTTTGCCGCCAATCACCCCAAGTCTTGCCGCCATCGCGTGAAGTCCGCATTTCAATGACCGGATCGACATAATCGCCGGTGAGGAATGGCGTTTGCCCGATGTTAACCCGCGCAACCACGTTGCTAATCCGTGCCGCGCCGCCATCCATAGGCATACCCGCCGACCATAACCGCTCCATTGACCCACCTATATCAACATGCCCAGCACCGAATGCCAATGTGCGGCCATCGATATTCGACCCCATCACACCGCCCGAAAAGCACCCTACTGCCCAACGCGCCTGTCCGTAGCTTTTCCATTCCGACCATTGGCCAGTGCGCGGCTGGAACACTTGGGTTTCGTTGTCGAGTTGCAGGCAGAGATATTCATTGCCGCCCATCACGAACGCAAACAAGCTAACCGTCTCGCTGGCCTCGATACGCTCTTGCAAGCCGTTATTCGAGATGACGTTGTTTTCATCCGACATGCACACCTGATTTTCATGCGTGACCCATGCGAAGGTTGATCCGATAGCCGCCGCGCAACCAGTGGCACGAATGCCCTTTTCGATCACGCGGCCTTCAAGAGGCTGGAATGGCAATTCGGCATCGCCCGTGTTTGGCCAAAACTCCACCGTTTCCGCGCCAAACAAAAGCAGAATGTCGTCAATGAATAGCGCATCACGAACGCCGTCTGGCTGGTTTTCAGCAGTGGCGAAGTCGAGCGCATCGAACGTAGCTGCGAGCGTTGGCGTCCAGTAGAACTTAGCCGTGCCAGCCCGTAGCGCTACGAACCTACCCGCAGCCGTGATAACCTTTGAAACAAGCGCACTGTCTGGAAATGACACATCCGCCAGCGTGGTGCCATTATAGTACCGCAATGACGCCCCAGCAGCCGCCATGACGCCAATCTCATTGCCCGCGATAGATACAGGCCCTGAACCAGGAATGGTGCCCAGCGACGTTGTGGCGCGATACAGGTTACCATTGGCCACGCCGAACAGATCGCCCGATTGCACCCCGTCCTTTTTGAACACAGCATCAACCGGACCCGTCCCCATATCCGCGCCACGGTCCAGCACAGCCATGCGGCTTTGCAGTGCTTTGCCGGTCTTTTCCGTTGGCGCTTGTTCCAGCACCATATTCGTTACGGAAAGCGGTGGAAGCCCGCCGCGCCCGCGCTCATATGACGATGTGGCAAAGTCGATATTCGGCATTACATCGCGCCTAGGAAATACGAGGCAGGCCGGTAAGCGTCGAACATCTCGCGCTCGGACAATTGCGCGCGCTGTGCCAATTCAGACGTTGGCGAAACACCAAACACATTGCAGCACCGCAACGCCAAGTTGGTCATAACCGCCTCGGTCCATTCTTCGGGAATGTCGATTGTCTGTGTTGGGTCCGTCACGGTATCAAGCGCGCGGTCAATATCCAACTTAAGCAAGAAGTTTGCTACAGGCACAGGCCAGACCGACAGGATCAATGCGCCTACGTTCTGATCGACGTTGTAGATCGTTGGAGTGCCCTTCGCCGCCTTGTTTGGGAGAATGGCATAATCATCACGCTCAAAGCGGCTCATGGCGCGCTCATTGGTTGCGCTCTCAACGTAGCGCGCGCCGTTCACTTCACGCACATAGACCGGCAGTGTGATCGTGGCAGTGTCAGCCGTGCCAGACGCGGTGTAGACTTCCTGCTTCCAACCAAGCCCGCGTGACCCCCATGTTTTAAGCATGGCGTTCAGGCGGAACAGGCAAGCGGTCATCTCATCGGATTCAGGATCATCGCCAAACGCAATAATGCCGTTTTCAAGCAAGGCGTTCTTTACGAAATCCCGCGCCGTGGTGCTAAATGCCGTAGTGCCGCTGGTTGTCATAGGTCATCCGCCGTTATCTCGACATAATCCGCGTTCTGGTTGTCAGGTCGAGCATTCGGCAATGGAACGCCTTCAGCCTTGACGCGCGGGGGTGTCATTTCAGGGGGGCGGGGGTCTAAGTCGGCACGGCATACCATTAATCCGGTCCATTCCTTGACCAGCGATTTTAGCGGGTACTCGAAACCACACCTATCACAAATGGCCTTCACGTTACCGGGCGAATACGACATTTTGCACCCCAAAAAAAGAGTGCCCACCCTTTATAAGGCGGTGGGCCTTCCTTAGTCATCAGGCTCCGGCGCTTCCCCACGCACCTCTCCAATCGCCCCAACCAACGCTGAAACGCTCGGTAGCTTTCGCCTTGGCGTTTTCAGTGTCGAAGTCGTTGTCCTTGGTAAATTCCATGGCACGACGTTGGAATGACAGCAGGCCGTAAGGAATGTCGGTCGTGACATACCATGCGTCTGCATCGGTCAAGTACGGATCGACGATCACCGTGTTGATCAAGCCCTTCGAGCGAAGGACATTGACGTTGTTGGTGCTGGTCGTGTCCGTCTTTGCGCCCGACTGAAGTTCACTGTCCAGAATGCGGGCAGCGTTGAACATTTCAGAGGGGTGGATCACCAGCGCCTTAGGTTGCGCGCCGAGGATGTGGCCCCGTGCGTTCTTCATGGTCTGGATCGCCGTCACAGCCGCTTCGATGCCAGCTTCCGACAAGTCAGCAGCGGTCAGCAAGTTCGACTGGTTGCCCGACAGTGTAGGGTGAGCCGCCGAGAAAAGCGCCACGCCATCACCGCCGAGGTACGAACCCGAAAAGCCACGGTTCAGCACGTTGGCATGAACAATGCACTTGGTCGAATTCATCGAGCGGGCCAGTTCCTGCGAACGGCGTTCTGCGATGGTGCGATACTGGCCATCTTCAATCGCTTCACGGGTCACGATGTAACCAAGGCCGTAGACCACGTTGGTGAAACGCGTCTTGTAGCCTTCGCTATCGTTATCGTAGCCGATTGAAGCGCCTTCGGGCTTTGGAGCAGCAAGGCCGAAACCAACGGCTTCAGCAATTTCCTCGTAAGCCTTGTCCGACGTTTCCTTCTGGAAATATGCTTCATATGGCTTGCCATATTCGTCATACTTGTTGCCGAACCATGCCTTGATACCAGGCCACAGGTTGGACGGGTGATTTGAACGAGTAATAGTCATGTTCCGTCCTCCTTAGACGCCAGTGGTGCCAGCAGCGGGTGTTTCAGTCGCTTCGACAATCGAAACGAGCCAAACAGGGCCAGTGCCGCCGATGGTGTTGCCGATGGTCTGGTCAAAGCCGACAATGCGGACCTGTGCAGACGTAATGACTTTGGTCGAGCTATCGAGCATGTAGCCAGAACGCTTGGTGTAAACGCTGCCCGTGCCAGCCACCAGATCGGCGTTGTTGCCAATGTCCGTGGTTGCCAAAGCGCCGCCTACTGCGTCTTCCTCGATAGCGAACAGAAGGTTGTAATCATCCGCAACGAGCAGATAATCAGCTTCCGAAGCCGCGCGATAGCCGCGGTTGATGGCAGTGGTTGAACCGGCTGCAACATTGTCCTTAGGCGCAAAGCCCACAACAACGCCGGTCATGCGGTCGCCAGCAGCGGCGCGCGCAACGCCCGGAACGCCAGCAGCATCACCAGTGCCAGAGATAATCACCGGATCGCCGATGAAAATGTTATTCGTTTCGCCAGACGCGACGGAATACAGATTTGCCGCCCCGTTGTATGGTGCACCGCTCTTGTAGCGGATGGGTGTAAGACCAAAAGGCATTTAGACCTCCGTGAGTTTGTTACCCGGCACGGAATAAAGGCCATCCGCGCCAGCTTTGTCAGCGGTCGGTCGGGCAAGCTGTTCTTGATCGCGGGCTTTGATAGCGGCCAACTTTTCGGCCCTGTCCGCGTCCATGAATGCTTTAGGCTTCATCAGCAGATGCTGTTGCATCGCCTTGCCTTCCGAACCAATCCCACCGTGAATGGGTTCGACGCCGGGTACTTTGTCCCAATCGTCATGCTGCGTAAGCTGCTGCATCCGGTTTCCGTCATCGCGGCCCCACCGAAACTCCATATCGGGGTGCGCCTTGAGAACGTCCGCAGGGATTTCCAGCCTGCTTGCAATGCCACCCGATCTACGGCGGCGCTCTTGGTTCGTCGTTTCGTCACGCTTTGGACGCCCCGGACGGCGGGTTTCTAAAGTGCCTTCTAGCACATTAATTCTCCTCGTAATAGATTTTTGCGTATTCTTCACGATTAATTCCGCGCTTGGCCTCAAAATCGAGTGCGGCCTTCTGCGCATCGGCAGGAAGTGACGCGAAACCCTTGCGTGAAGTAGCCGCAATGCGAGTGCCTGGAGTGTTCAACGGCGCTGCTTTTGGCTTTGGTTTTTCAGCCTCGAAGAACTCGGGAAACATGGTTTTTGCTTCGCGTTCAACGATAGCCAACTGACGCGCAGGGCCAAGACCAGTTGCAGCAAGTTCATTGGCGCGATTAACCGCCCATGCCGTCGCTTCCTTGTCCTTTTGGAACCAGTTGGCGTTGCGCTCGACAAACGAATGCGTTTCGTCTGGAACGGGTGCAGGCGCAACTTCAGAAACCTTTGCAAGTTCACGGTCTGCGCGAACAAATGCATCGCGGTCGCCAGCGTCAAACGCTTCCTCGCGTTCCTGCATCAACCGCTCGCGCTCTTTGGCGACTTCACGTTCCGTGATCGAAACCGATGTTCGGGCCACGCGGGCAAGCTGGTCTTCGACACCCTTTAGGCGGTTAACCACCTTGCGGTTCACATCGACAGTGGATCGCACATATTCATGCGCAGGCTTCCACTTGTCGGGATCACCCTTCCAGTCCTCTTTCGGTCGCCAGCCCATTTCACCGGCAAGGCCTTCGATTGTGACCGGTTCTGCCTGTCCAACTTCGACGGCTTCGGTTTCTTCAACCTCTACCGCTTCAATTGCCTCGTCTCCCGACGATGCGTTCTGTTCAAGGTCCATAGGCACTCACTCTTGCCCATAAGGCGGGCCACCTAAACCCCACTATGGGGAAACTTAGTAAAGAAGTAGAATATCGGTTGCAGTCGTGCCGGTTGCCATGATCTGCACCGGGCGAACAGGAAGGATGCCAGCAGGCACAGCCTTGAATGTCACCGCACCTACCTTGCCGCGCAACACGACAGTCACATCGCCGGAAACGCCAACGTAGATCCCGCGCGGGTATTCAAATACCGTGCTATCGCTAGGCGTCACTGCAACGGCATAATCCGCCGCCGAAATATCACGACCGCTCATCATAAACCCCCTTTAAGTCTGCATCCGCGATGATGCGATATTTATTGCCATCATCCAGTTCGACAGGTTCCCCGCCGCCTGCATAACGCTGGAAACGCACCAGATCGCCAACTCGTGGCAGGTCATTGACGCCAACCCAATCGCCGCCCGTGAATGCCATCTGCGACACTGCGACAACACGGCCCTTTTCAGACGCGCTGCTTTCGCGTTCGGTGTGTTTACCGGGCAGGAGAATTCCGCCTGCGGTCTTTTCCTCGACCACATCGACAGCGACCAGCACGTTATAACCCATCGGGCGAAGGCCGGGTTTGCAGTCTTCAAGCTTCGGGATCATTAATCGCCTTCCAGTCTTCAAATGTGTTGCTAATGAATGTGTTGCTAACCTCGACCCGTGCGCGGGCTGTGTGTAGCGCTAGGGGGTCAAGATTACCCTCCCATGCCTGTCCCTGCCACGCTTCCATTTCACGCTCTGCAAGGGCCTGCATCGCCGCCATGACGTATTGCGTCACGGGCAGTTGCAGCCACTCGTCAAAGTCTTTTGGGTCAAGCTGCATCAACCATCCCCATGCCAGCCTTCATCGCTTCAAGTTCTGCTTTATCGCGGTCAAGCTGTAGCGAACCGGCGTCCAGTTCAACGCTTGCAGCCTTTGCCGCCGCGTCCGTTTCATCCTTGACCGCCTTTGCAACCTTGCCGCGAACCGTCGCTTCCATATCCGCCATTGCCATTGCCTGTTCAGGTCCGGGCTGCGGAGGTGGTGGCAAAATCTTGTCGATGTCGTCAACGTCCGCAGCTTCGTAAACGCGGCGCAGCACTTCACGAACATCGCCACCAACGGCTTGCAACGTCTCAACAGTCGAGAGCAAGAATTGCGCTCTGGCCATTTTTTGCATCCGAGTGACGCTGCTAGGATCAGACACTGGGCAAATGTCCATATCCGCCGCGTTAAAGTCTGCCAGAACGTCCGCCGCTGGATCGTCCAGCAATTCCATATAGGCGGCTTGTGCAGCATCATCAGCATGTTTGCCGATGTTACTAAACAGGATTTTGAACTCACCCTTAAGCCCAAGGTAAACGCGCTTGTAGATCGCGGTAAAGACCTGAAGCCCCTGTTCGATCAGCGCAAGCGTCGTGCCGACCTGCCCATTGTTCGATCCTTCGCCGGTCAGAATATCCTTGATCGATGCGACATCTCGCGCCGCACCGAGGATCAAATCCAGCAAGTTAAACATGACAGGGCTTGCCTGCGGGAATGTCCGCTCGACAATACCATTGCGCAGAGCATCGCCCGCCACAGGAACGGTCTTGTATTCGCCTGGACGCCACTTGAGCGACGACGATTGCCCGCGCCCCTGTATCTTCAAGCCAGATGCGACAAAGCCACCACCAGCCACAGCAGCCGTGTTTGCATCGATCATCTGGTTAATCAGCGTGTTGATGACGTTGCCGTATTGGTGGAGCAAGTGCGCCAAGCCAATGTTGTAGAACGAGCCTTCAGGGTTCGGCATAAACCCGTATTTGGTGTAAAACTTGCGGCGCTCAATATAGGCCACATCAGTTTCAGCTAGTTGCACTTGCTCCGGCCCAAAGTCAGGCACGATACGCAGGAGTTGCTTAGACTTGTGATCGATCGTGATAATGTAAGGCTCGTCGATGCCGTCGTCATCAAGGTCAAAATACGATTGCGCCTCGATCAGCATCCGCGCGTCTTTTTCTTCAGGATCGAACGTCACATCGGTTCGGTATTTGCCCGTCCGAATGTCCCGCGTGATTTGATGCGGGTAAATGCCGTCAATTTCCTCGGTGATTTGCGGCGCGTCATCCAATGACTTCGACGCATTATTCACCACCAACTTGAGCGCTGGCACGAACTTGCTTTGATGCTTGCGCCCGTCAAACCATGATTTGCGAAAGCCACAGCCAATCGCGGGCATCTGGAATAGTAGCGTGTCGGTTTCCGCTTCCCATCCGTCCATCTGGTAGAACAGCATGTAGTTCATGTACTGACGAACACGCGCTGCACGTTTAGTCTTGTCGCCCGGTGCCCTCGCCCACACGGGTTCTGGATCACCTCCTTCCGGTAGAGGGGATGGGCCTTGCGGTGTCTCCACTACAGGGCCTTGGGGTAAAAACGCTACGGGTAAACCTTGGAACTGAAAAAGCGGCTGGCCTTGATCGTCAAGGCGCGGCATTCCGTTGTCGTTGCCCAGCACCTTGCATGATACCGCCTCATCACCCTTGACGATGGCTGGATATGACCGCGCGTTGAACTGCATGACAGCCGTTGCAAGCAATGGGTACTTGACGTTTGAAGCGTTGGCCCAAGGGAAGTCTTTGGCTTCCGCCGTAGTGTTGCCGATCTCTTTCAACGCATATTCAGCGACCGTGGCCCAATCCGAACGGCTTTCTTTGTCGCATTCGTAGGTGGTGCAAACCTGTTCGATGACGTGGGCGATTTGATCCGATGTCAGGTATTCGGAGATGTCGCCATCAGCTTCAGCAAATTGCATCAACAGCCCAATGGATTGCATATCGGCATTGGCTTGAATATCCGCGCGGATTGCGTCTTCCGCGTCTTGTGGGACATCCAATTCCATTTACGAACCCCTTAGCCGTCAGTCATCGCGACGATGGATGCATTGGTTTAACACGGGCTTTGCTAGGTGGCAAGCTAGTAACCTGTTGTGGTGTTGCGGCCATGATCGTCTTGGTAGTCGTCATCGTCATTGTAGGCTTGTGGCTCCACGTATGTCAGACACAGCAACCCGAATGCGTCCGCGCTGTGGCTGTTTTCGTCATGGTTCGGCCCAAGCCCGATGTTGCGCTTTTCATCGCGCTTTTCGTGGTATGCGCGCAAAGCCTTGATACCACCCGCGCATTTCTTGGCGTCGAACCAAACGCGGGCGAAGTGTTCGCGCACCTTTTCAACACGCATCATCGCCGCGCCCTTGCCTTGGTTCGGGATGACATCGACCTGATAACCAGCATCACGGAATGCGGATCGATACGACACGTCAAACACGCGGTCGTTCGTGTCGCCATCATGTGGCAGCACGATGATTGTCCGGTCTGGTGTGTAGTTATTCCGGCGCAACCATTCTAGGTGCGCCGCTATCGGCTGGCCTTGCACCTCGTAGTGGTTGACGCAACGGATCGTCAGCCCGACGAATTGAGCAGCCCAAAACACGAAGTTATCAGCCTTCGCACCAGTCCCGCCGATGTCGCACACCATGCGAATGACGAGGTGCGGATCTTCAGGCACAATGGTTAAGCGGCCTTCAGTCTCAGCCTTGCGAATGTGCGTGGTGAAGTATGCGCCCTCGAAGTGGGTCTTATACCCACCTTCCCAAACATGATCGTAGTTGTCAGGGCGCTTGACTAGATCGTCCTGGCGTTCGCGCTCCAGCACGGACGGGAACCATGGATTATCGCGCCAATTAAGTTCGATGATTTTTACATCGGCGGACGTGTCTTTGCGGAAGCGCTTATCCGTTGAACTGCCTTCAAGTTCAGGATTCCACGTTACCCATATTTCGGAGTTTTCCTCACGCACGGTCGGAATGAGCTTTTCCCATGCCGCGTCCGATATAGGCTCTGCCTCGTCTGCCCAGCACAGCAGGATTTTAGCCTTAGACTTCAGGCTGTTCAGATTGTGCCGCAACCCGATAAATGCGTATTCAATGCGCCCGCAGATCGTGCGAATGTAGGTTTCGCCAATGTCGAAGTATGCCGCCAGCCATGGCTCGTCCTGGATCGCGGCCTTAATCTCAGCCATCGAACTATCAGCAAGGCTGTTCAGGTGTTCACGGACACAAAGGATAATCCCCGTCCTGCCAGCTTGTGCCCACCGCATTGCGTTCACAGCCGTCATTTTGGCAAACGAGCGTGTCTTAGCGCTACCACGCCCACCGTATGCGCCACGATAGCGCGCAGGGCCGAGGAATACCGGGATTAGCTTAGGCGGAAGGCGAACCGTTACGCTGGTCATTCAGGGCCGGATAGCTTGACTTCGGTAATAGTGGTGAATGTGCCGGTGAGTGTCGCCTTATCGGTGATTAGGCCGTGCAGCTTCGCTTTACCCATAGAGGCGCTTACAGCGGCGCTAGACTGTCCTTCGCGTAGCGCCAGTGCTCTCGCCTCTTCAAGCTCTTCAGTGAGGCTCTGGACGGTCACAAGGGCACGTTCAACGGCTTGGGCCTGTAATTCAGCGATCCTACCCTTAACCTCCCCGTTTGCCATTAATTCCGAAGCGCGCTTGTGCACAGTCTCCGCTTTCATGTTTTCAGCATCAAAGGCAGCGCGATAGGCTTCTGACTGATTGCCTGTTTCGATGTAGGCTAAGCAAAACGCCTCACGCTTTTGGGTTAGGTTCGCCATCCCCAAGTTCTACCCCTTCCCGTTGGTTTGCGCAAGGTTGTCACGCCAAGGCTCTAGGAACCAATCAATGAACCGCTGCCAGAGGTTGCGTTTTGGCTCCGGTAATTCCCACAGCGCTTTTTCAGGCCCGCAGAGCGACGCATCGCCAGCGTATCGATCCGTGTTCAATGTTAGTTTCTGCTCAATCCCGATCACCAACGGATTGCGGCACCAAGCGCCATTAGCCCACCTGCAAACACTACACGCCGTCAACGCAGCCTTTGCCTTGCGCTCTGCCTCTGCTTCCATTTCAGCATACCGCGCTTCAAGCTGGGCTTGTATCTCTTCTGGCGTGCGATGGCCCTTAGGTGTCAGCGGTGTGACGTTGGAAGGGGGTGTTTGCTTGTGGCAAGGCTCGCAGTCAATTTCTATGAGGGGATATAATATTTCGTTTGAAAAAACGCCTGCGGGTATAGTCCGGTATTGTGCCAAGCCTTGCAGATAGTTCTGATAGACGGCTGCGTTTTGCAGCGACGATTGCTGCGCTAAGAGTTGTGCGTGTCGCCCTGTCCTTGCAGAGCTAGCAATGACGGTTAAGTCCGTGAAGGCTGCACCAAACAGGTTCATCATATAACCCCCGCTGTGCGTTCTTTTTTGGCCTTGATGTATTTTCCGCTTATATTGCTAACATGCACCTTCTGTTGGCGGGCTATTTCCTTTTGCGGAACATCAGCTTCCTTAGCCGCCGACACGGCACGTTCGCCGCGTTCCAGATAACCGAATTCTCGCGCGCGTGTTATCATGGAACGGTATTCTGGATCAGCATTCATCCAGTTATAGACTGACTTTGCATCGGGCATATCACTGTCTTTGCAAACATCGAGGAGGCTGCGACCGCTTTCTATACGTTCGATCAGTTCAGGTGTGACGGTATCGCGATATGATGGTTCAACAAAACCGGGCTTAACGGCCTTTGGTTTTTTCGGTGCTTTTGCCATATCGTCTAAATACTCTTTCCCGATGTGTTGTGCAAGTGGGGCTGGCCATTCACATCACGCCCAGCCCCAAGTGTATCGTTGCTAGGCATTAGCAGTATCCAAGACCTTCCCCGCCTGCTTGAGTTCCGTCAGGTGCCTAGCCTTCGCAGCCGTGATGATTTCGGCTGTTTGGAATAGCGGGTAGGGTATCTTGTTAGTCCCCCACCCAATGCGAGCAGAAGCTAGTCGCGGCTGTGGTCGGGTTTTGGAATATGCCGATGATCCTATCGCCGTCTACGGTACGTGATCCTATCAGGATGGGAGGAGTGAGTTTACACCAACCAAATCGGTCGTGATCGGGATGTGGCTCGAAGTTATCGCATTGGGTGCAGGTCTGGTCTGTCATGGTTTTAATCCTTTAATTCGTGAGGGTGTTTTACACCAAGGGGATGGGGGTGGCAAGGTGGTGTGATTTACTAGCTAGTCATCAAATCTTTTGCCAGCGCTGGGGGGATACCCCGATACAAACCTTGTGCCCATCGCACCCTCATTTGCTCAATCGGCATCGCCAAACTGTCAGCCCAAAAAGCAGCTAGCAATTCCATACCGCAACCACTCACATCGTGATCTACAGGGCCATCGTAACAGGTGTCTTTGCTAGCCCATTTTACCTCGTCAATTTTACTCATATTCCTATCTCCAAAAGCTTGCCGGAAACCCTGTCTAAGGGGAACTGCGACATTTGTGCGCCAAATGGTGCGCGATATAGCGCACATTTGCGCCAAATGTTTTCCCCTTTAGGGTTTCCGGTTTATTTGGCGCACCCTTTGCGCTAAAACTGCGCCAAATAGAAAAGTTATTTGGCGCAAATTATTGAGCCTCTCCAGGGCGGCTTTCAGGGGGGCAAAATAGGCCTTTTAAGACCTTCCTTCGAGGTGTGTCTTGGTACTCTTTTTCGACCAAAACACCTGTGCGCAACCATAGCTTTATGAGGGTTGAAACCTGCGCTTCTTTCATGCCTAAAGCGTCCATCAGGACAGCGCCAACCCATCGCCCACTTTCGCGCGAACCACCCCTTGTCGATGGTGTAAAACGTGATCCGATGGGGGTGCCGTCATTGTCCACAAGGCCCATATCGATGCGGTCAAGCGCAAGGTTGATAGAGTGCAGGGAAACGCCGTCTAACATGCCGGGAGGCTGCCAAGGTACTAGCGCGCCCACTTCATCAGGGAAGGCGTCCTGTGATCCGTTACAGAGCGTCACAGAGACCTTTTCAAACCAACGTGCATGACCAGACTTGAGCGACTGGTTAGCTTTTGCGTCGTCATAACGAACATACATGTTGCGCTGGCTTTCATCGATACCCATTGCCGCGGCTTCATCGCTGGTCATTGGCATCAGCGTGGCACTGATACGGGTACTGTTTACGATAGCGCCTGCACCGCGTACGACGTTTGCATCGCCTGCTCCATTGCCAGCGTGTTTTGTGGTGTGGTGCACAAGATAGACGACGCAGCCAGTTGCGCGGGCTATTTCATCGCGCCAAACGCGCATTGCCCATTTCACTTCACTATTGTCGTTTTCGTCGCCCTCAAATGTTTCCGTAAATGGATCAACGATTAAAACGTCAATGTCATTGCGTCGGATATAATCCACCAACACAGGTACGATCGGCTTGGCAACCATAGTTCGGCGATTGTTGTCAAAGCCTGCCACAATGATTGTATCAGTTTCAGTGACGATATGCACCATGCCGCGTAGTTCATCGGCTGGAGCATCCATAACACGTCTTGCCGCGGCCAACCGGCGGCGTTGTTCGTGTATGTCATCCTCGACGTTGATAACCATTGTACGGGCCTTACGCCGCGGCTTAAATTCTCCCCACTGCCTTCCAAGCGCAAGAGTGATCGCTAGTTGTAGAGTAAACAGCGACTTGCCGGAACCGCCTGGAGCGGCAAGCATATGCGTGTAGCCCGACAGCATAACGCCCGGTATGACCCAAGGCCTTGTTGGTATGTCGGCCTCGTCAAAGTCAAATGCGTCTACAACTTGTAGTGCCGGCGTATCGGGTAATTCTGGCAAATCATAAACTGGCTCTAAATTCTCATTCATAGCCCAGTCTGGCAATTCATCGGGCGGCGGTATTTCATTTAACCAATCAGGCGGGGACGCCATTTGCGAGGCCTTGCGCTCTGCATGAAGTTGCCGGAATGCCGCCTTGTGATCGCCCTTGTGCTCAAAGTGCACAAACAAGTCATAGGCATCGCCGTAACAACCAGTCGAGCATTGCGCGCCAAGCCCAGCCGAAGCATCGCTAGACGACAAGGAAACCCATTTGTCGCCCATGATCCGCGTGGCGTATGTTTCGCCTTGCTGGTATGGTGAGCGCCAATCCTCACTGTTGCGCGGGCTTGGTTGATAGTTGTATGCTTCCAGCAATGTCGCAATTGTCGCAGACCGATTAAAGTCAGCGATTATTTCTCCACCCGTTACCGTATCACGCGAAGCGCGGCGCTTTTCAGCCTCGGTGCGCAATCTATCGCGTTCTGCGTCATCCTCTGCACGCTTGCGCCTGATTGCTATCATGCCGGCGTCTACAGGCCCTTCATCAAGCGACAAACCTTGCGCGTTTGTGCCAGTGGTTGCGCGCTGATAATAGAGCGGCTTTCCCTCACTATCCCGCAACGGTTCGCCCGATTTGTGCATATCAGGAACGTTGGGCAGGAATACAGGTTGCGCGGCCCGTTCGAGCGCACGGTCGCATTCAATGCCAGCGCCCGACATAAAGTTAAAAAGCGCGTTCTGCGCGTCGTACCAATCAGCAAAAGGTACAGGGTTTTCCAGCGGGATTATTATGCGCCAACGTCGTTCGTTTGGCCTTGCATTAGGGCTTGAGTAAATTAGCCAGGCAGCGTCACCGCAAAAGCCACGGACTAAATCTTGAACCTGGCGCGGCGCTACATTGCCTTTATCAATGTCGCATGTGAGCGCGACATATTGCCCGCGTACACGTTGCACGCCATGTTCGCGCGCGTCGTAATCGTTATAACTTGACGGGATGAATGCAGGGCCCGCCATCTTGTCTGCGTTGGCAGGATCAAGCGTAAACAAACTAGCAAGCGTTGCGGTTTCATAATCATCGCCGGTTTTGATATGCGTGTCGTATGTGCCGTTAAAAAAGACAACAGGACGCGCGCACCAAGCTGGTCCGATATTGGTGACGGTTTCCACGATCATGCCTCAGACTTTCCATGTATGCGGTTGTGACAAGGTTCGCAAATCGCGACTAACTCAAACGCGAACTCGTTAAACTTGTGATTGTATGTCAGATGGTGCACGACCGTTGCAGGACGCGAAAGACAACCTTCGCACACGTAGTTAGCGCGCCGCAAGATCAAAGACCGTTTGCGCTGCCAAATATCCGAAGCTAGATATTCGCTATATTCCATATCACGACTAGGCGCGCTTCGATCCGCAGCCTCATTCGCAATGGCGTCTAATCTTTCCTTGCGCCAGCGTTGATATTGATTTGACAAACCTTGCGCACGGTCTCGGCAAAAGTCTGTTGTAATGCCGATGCGTTCCGCTTCTTCACGTTTCAGCCACTTAGTCGAACCTTGGCCGCAATCACGACAAACAAGCTGGTGCATTGTAGCGCCGCCTGCATTTACAAATCGGATTATGCAAGTTTTCGGATGCGCGCAGGCCTCTTTTTGCCACGCTGAAAAAAGCATTGGCACGACTTCATCACCGTCAATCTTGACTGATTTACCGTGCTGCGATGTGCCCCACATTGGGCAATCAATCCCATCGATGTACGATTGCGGAATATGTTGCGCGGCTGGGTTTGGTTGTGTATTATCGTGGCTCATCTACTTATCTCCGTTGGGAACGGGCAGCGAATGGAAGCGCTGCCCGTTTTCATTTTGTCAACAGGATTGGCGCACCTTGTTCGCGCAACCACTGCACAGCAGCAGTTGGGCAAAAGAAACAAGATACGCTATGTCCCATTAGGAAGTGCAGGTTGCCCCAATCAATTTGTGGCTGTGATAACTTGCCGGCTGTGCCGCGTGCGTCGTACCCTTTAAATTCGATCCAAGCGACACCACCACGCGGCCAAGTGATGCAAAGATCAAACACACCTGCAATCATGCCTTCTGTTTTGGCTTTGCGCTGTGCTGCAAAACCTCGCTTGCCTGCGTTTGGGATCGCATAAGCGTGCACACCTTTACCGCAATTACGCAGCAGATCGCGAAATGTTTTGACGCGCGCCAATTCTGATAAATGACGCGCGCCATCAGGTTTGCCTACAAAGAACAATGGCTCTTGTTTTAAAGATGTTTCCAAATCAGCCCAACTCATGTCGCGCGCCCGTCAATGACAGCATTTATTGCAACGACCAGTTTTGCGTGGTCTGGTGTTCCGCGCCGTGCGTGGCTTGCTGCAATGCTTTCGATCATCATAGGCGTGAGCGTTTTGAGCGGCGCTGTATTGGCTTTGGCAAGTGCAGCCGTCCAATTATCGCGTTTGGTTATGTGATCGCGGTTGCGCGGGTATCTGGCTCCGGGTTTCACCAAATGCTATCCCGTGAAACGAATGGAATTTCATCGTCTAGGTCATCACCAAACCCGCCACCTGTAGAGCCACCAAAGCCACCAGCGTGACCGCGTGAACCGTCGCCGCCTTGATCGCCACCCTTTTTGCCATCAAGCATGACAAGCGAACCGCGCACACCAACCAAAACCTCAGTGCTATAACGGTCATTGCCTGACTGGTCTTGCCATTTACGAGTGCGCAACTGGCCTTCAATATAGACCTTACTTCCCTTTTTAAGATAGCGCTCAACTACGCCAACAAGACCATCACCTTGCACAGCAATGCTATGCCATTCAGTGCGTTCTTTCTTTTCACCCGTGGACTTATCCTTCCAGCTTTCACTTGTAGCGATGCGCATGTTTGCAATACGACCGCCATTTGCAAAGGATCTGATCTCAGGGTCTGCCCCAAGATTGCCCACGATTATGCATTTGTTAACACTCGACATATTCTAAATCTCCGTTAAGCGGTTTCGCCAAGCCCATAAAAATCATCGGCGCGAACGTGGCCGTCAGTGACTTCCACAATTCTTGCCATCAGTTCTTTTGATGGAATTGAGCCAGCCCGCAGTCTGTTCACCGTCGATTGATGCACACCAATGCGATCGGCAAATTGCGCTTCTGTAAGGCTTTCGCCTTTGAGGTAGTTATCTAGGGTCATTCGGGCACGTTACGCCCACTTACGCCAATGCGTCAAGCGCATATTTATGCTTGCAATACTAATGCGGATAGCGCATACAAAGCGGCCCAAACGGAGTAGATGACCATGGGAATTGTTTACCACAAAGATTTGCTGCAAGGCAGTGATGAATGGCTGGCTGCGCGGTGCGGCCTGCTAACAGCTTCAGAAATGAAACTGATCCTAACGCCCACTGGCAAGGTTGCGAACAACGACAAAACCCGCGCGCACGCTTATGAGTTAGCGTTTCAGCGCATTACTAACTTCGTTGAACCGCAGTATGTGTCGGACGCGATGTTGCGCGGACAAGAGGACGAGATTTACGCCCGCGCGGCATATGCCGACAACTACGCGCCGGTAACAGAAACGGGCTTTATCACAAGCGACGCATGGGGCTTCACTATCGGTTACAGCCCTGATGGATTAGTCGGTGATGATGGTCTGATCGAATGCAAATCCCGCGCTGGCAAGTACCAGGTGCAAACCATCGCCTGCAATGAAGTGCCCGACGAATACATGCTGCAATTACAGACTGGGTTGCTGGTCACTCAGCGTGAATGGATCGATTTTATATCATATTCGGGCGGCTTGCCGATGTTTGTCAAACGCGTTGAACCTGATCTTGAATTACAAGAAGCCATAATCGCCGCGGCAACCGCATTTGAAACGCGCGTGGCTGAAGTGATCCAGCAATATCACGCAACCCTAGCAACACAGAAACTAATCCCGACCGAACGGCGGGCAATTGAGGAAATTATCATATGACCGAAGTTATCGATATGTCGCGTTTTGTTGAAGCTAAGAGCGACCAACTTAACGCTGATGACCTTATCGGCGCGCCTCGTACCATCACCATCACACGTGTGACAGGTAGCGACGGAGACCAGCCGGTTTCAATTCACTACCAGAACGACAGTGGGAAGCCATTTAAGCCATGTAAGACCATGCGCCGCGTGTTGCTGGCAGTATGGGGTCGAAACGCTGTAGAATACGTTGGGCGGTCAATGACGGTCTATCGCGATGACGGTGTGACGTTCGGCGGCTTGAATGTTGGTGGCATCCGCATCAGCCACATGAGCCACATTGATAAAAAGACTGTGGTTGTCGTGATGAAGTCTAAAGGGAAAAAGGCCGGTATTGAAGTTTTGCCTTTGGTGCAATCCAATGAACCGACCGCAGCGCAATTGGCAGATTTTACTGCTAAGTTTATTGCGAATGTCAACAAGGCATCAAGCATCGATGCGCTGCACGCCTTTGCCGCCAAGCAAGCCGACCGTCTTGATAAACTGCCACCTGAACTACGCGCGCAAACTGATAAAGCTGTGGCAGATCGGCTTGCGGTATTTCAGCCTACGGAAGGCAAGCCAGACGATGACTTTGGCGAAGCGTTTGCAGACGACTTTGCAGCCTAACACAAAAAGGCCCGCACCGTAAAAAGTGCGGGCTTAATTGTATCTAGCCTGCGCAGACGACGCTAAATCTCAACTAACCCCTCCTCCACCATATGAGCCAACTCGCTAACGTGGCGGCGCTCTATGTCCACCAGTTCGGCTGGCACGCCTTCGGGATGATCTTGGGCCAGTTTGGCAAGGCGGGCGGCTAGGTCGGTTAGGTGGTTGGTCATGTGTTGATTGCCTCTAAGATAGCATTGCCAATTAGTTCGGGGATTTGCGGGACTACGGCATTGCCTAACCCTTTAAGTCGGTGTGCGCGGTCGGGAACCCCATTAGCCACTCGACCCACGTCGGGTTCAACGCTCCAGAAATTTCGGATACCACTTGAGAAAGGCCAAGCTGTTTGCCTTTTTCCTTGCGCCGTCTGACCGCACCTGATGATAGGTTGCCACGATCTCGGCAATCGCTTGCTTGCGGTGTCGGCCAAAGCCCCCTGACAATCATTTGAGCGGCTTCCGGCAAGTTCAGGCTGAAACTTGAGTTTGCGCGCCTGATTAGTGTTTCCGTTTTGGTTGCTGACTGCGCCCCCCTGCCATCCATTGCGCGCGGGGTGGGCAATAATCCACACGCGGTCGCGTCTGTGAGGGGCACCAATGGCGGAAGCTGGTATGCAGTGCCATTCCGCATCATACCCGATCTCGGCCAAGGTTCCGAGAACGGCATCCATCCCTCGATGAAGCAATGCTCCGACGTTCTCCAAGAGGACGTAGCGCGGTCCCAATTCGCTAACAAGGCGGGCGACTTCATAGAATAGCCCGCTGCGCTCCCCTGCAAGTCCTGCTCCAAGTCCTGCAAAGCTGATGTCCTGGCACGGGAACCCGCCACAGATGACATCGACGGCAATTCCATCGGCAGCAAGTCGTTCTGCGGTAAGGGTTCGCACGTCATCGTAACACGGGACGTTGGGCCAGTGCTTGGCGAGGACTTTGCGCGGGAACGCTTCAATTTCACAGAAGGCGACTGTTTCAAATCCGGTGTAATGTCCGTCATTTTTTGCTCTTTCTAATCCAAGGGAAAACCCACCGATACCGCTAAACAGGTCAAGGACGCGCAGCTTTGTCACGCTGCGATCCTTTCGAGTATAGCTGCAACCTCTTGGCGCTGGCGCTCTTTGGTGCGCAAGGCTTCACTGCGAATAATGGCCACCATATCGCGGAACAGGCCATCCGTTTCGATTAGCTTGTGCGATTGCTGGCAACCATAAATCACCGTAGCATGATCGCGGCAAAAAGCGCGGGCAATGCCAGCGTATGAGTAATGGCCTTGTGCCAGGTACCATATTGCCCACCGGATGCGAACGAGGTAGCGATTTCGCCGATGTGACTTGATGTCTGATGCACTTGAACGCGTAACCATTGCAGCGGCGTTAATCAGGCCGGTTAATGCGTAAGGTGGAGCGGGGCGGATAATGTCAGGCACGGCGCGTTTTCGGCCATGATTGAATTTCACGATACGTTCGATATTGCGGCGGTTAGCTTCCTCTTTCGGAAGGGTGCATTCCATATGCCGAAGTGCAGTGACAATACGGTGCATTGTTGTGCCGTAGTGATCTGCGATTTGCTGGCGTGTCATGCCTTGGTTAAGATATTTGTCGCGAATGTCAGGCCATGCGGCGCGGGGGATATTGTTCACTTCAACCAACTCCAAACTGTTCCGATCACGTGAATCCAGAAGCACATAGACAGCGCCACGCCAAAGACGAGGGCATTGCGCGCGCGGCGGGCTTGTTCTGGGGTCATGGGTGTGTCTTTCGTATTTCACCGATGATTGAACTTGTGGCAAAGCCCGCGGTAGCCACGACAAGGTTGACAATATCGCCATTCGCAAACCACGCTATCCCATTGGCCGTTCCAATAATAAACCACATAATCACTGCCCACTCTCCTGCACCTGATGCCATGCGTTGCGGATCGCCCATAGGAAGGCGGGGATGTAGAAGGGTTTCATTTGATCGCGTCCCTTTCCAAGAGTGAAGCTTTTTCCAGCTTGAGCGCCTGCAATTCAGGCACATTATCACCCCACTGGCCGACAGCTTGGCGCGTAATGCCCAAGATTTGAGCAAGGCGGTACTTGCTGCCAAATCGCTTAACCGCTTCTTCCGTTTTCATACTGATGATTGTAGGACTTTGCAGACGATCAATATCACCCAAAGATTGATGCTCTAAAGCCTGAATGAATAATTCAATTTCTGGATTGTAATAGAACCATTCACCATGAGCGCGATAAGTTGAAAACTTACGGTGTAAGCTTTTTTCATACTCAGCATCACCATCGACAATTTTTATGGTCTTAAGGCGCACTGGGCTTGCGCATATTAGTGATGATATTCGCCTTTCAGGCCTTCTTGAAAAACCAATTTTCAAAAGACCCAAATCTTTTGCTAAAAGGAAATATATCACTTTTCACCCCCTTTAGCTTCAATTTCACGCAATTGGTATTGGCGGAAGATCGGCACAATCTCACCCCATTGCACCACGGCATTCTGCGTAATGCCGAGCGCGCGGGCAACTGCCGCCTTGCTTCCATATCGCTTCACAACATCCATCGTTTTCATTTTGCGCCTCACTTTTTGCAAATGCTTAGTTGACTTACCCCGTAAGCAGCGTTACGTCAAGCCTATCAGAACGGAGACGGACATGACCGATAGCGAATTACAGGAATTGGCAACCGACATTCTGGCAGGCAAGACATTGCCGTTCGGTCAGTATGGCGTTTACGATAGCGCCGATTGGATCGACGGTGCGGAACAGGCGCGTGAAGGCGACTTGACCGATTTGCGGATCATGGTTGCCAAGGAACGCGCATGGGACCGCTTCACATCTAGCCGCGCCGCATCGCGCAATGATTGGACCTTTGAAGAATACTGCGAAAGGATAGCGGCATGAGCGCGACAGGCTGGCACGTAAGCCACGACGCAAAAGCCCCAAGCAATCCTTGGCTGGCGTCTAACCTTGACCTTGGCGTGGTCGTCTTTGGCGAAACCATCGACGCGTTAGGGCTGGAAATTCAGGAACAACGGCGCAGGTCTTTTGACGCCCGCCGCAACGCAAACGGGAGCCGGTGAGATGCAGCAAACACCAACCTACGCCGACTTTGACCGCCTGTTTGCCGCCACAATGGAAAGCGTTGAACGCTGGTCAAAAGCCGAAGCTGAAATTGCCAAGGCCCGTCAGGATATGGCCCGCGATGTTCGGGCGCAGATTGCAGCGATTGGGGGTGAAGTGTGAGTGAACTTGCCAAACCAAGCCTGCACGAAATTGCGGCAATGCCGTTCCCTGCATCAATGCTGGCAATGCGCAAGCATTACAATCCGGTGTGGGGGAAGCACATCGAAGACGGCGCTGAGAAGGCGACTTACGAAGTCCGCTTTGAGTACAGCTATAAATGCGAAGAAGTCGACTATTTTGAGGTTGAAGCCTTCACCGAACAAGAAGCGGAAGAAATGGCGCAGGAACTGCTTGAGAAGGCATGTTCTGAGGTCTTCGAGATAGATAACACTACTATACGGGTAGTCACCGCATGACCCACACCCTATCCCTGATCGCCCGCGCCGCCATCATCGAGCGCCAGCTTGTGGCCCCGATGGTCATCATCGGCGCACCGCTTTTCGTCGCAATCGCGGCAATGATACCGAACTGAAAGGACGTACCGTGACCACGACAATTGAGAAATTCGACGTTCTGAACCGCTGGACCGGCAAAGTGCAGTTTACGGCAGAGATAACCGTAACGCCAGATATGCTGCCAAGCGTCAAGCTGAGGTTGGCAGTTCGCTGGGGTTATAGAAACGATGCCTACCTGCGCGATGCCTACCTGCGCGGTGCCTACCTGCGCGATGCCTACCTGCGCGGTGCCGACCTGAGCGGTGCCGACCTGAGCTATGCCAACCTGCGCGGTGCCGACTTGAGCGGTGCCAACCTGCGCGGTGCCGACTTGAGCGGTGCCGACCTGAGCTATGCCAACCTGAACTATGCCCCAATCATCCCCAACATCCACCAGCGTGTTTATGAGGCCGCATCCCAACCTGATGCGCTCGACATGGGCGATTGGCACAAATGCGGGACAACGCATTGCCGCGCTGGCTGGGTTGTCGTTCTGGCAGGCGACGAAGGCAAGGCGCTTGAAGATAGCATCGGGACCGCAGCAGCCGCATCGCTGATCTACCTTGCCAGCGACCCGACGCTTGAGAAGTTCCCGAGCTTTTATTGCAGCAATGACGAAGCGCTTGAGGACATGAAGCGCCTTGCTGAATTGGAGCGGGCCAAATGAAACCCGCCCTCCGCCAAGTCGCCACGGAGACACGTTCTGTGGGTGAAAAGACTATCACCGGCCCCAAAGCATGGTTTACGCTTGGATCGCCATACATTCGCCAGCCCATGACGGGACACCGGCAAATGATCGATCCGGTTCCGTTTACGCGGCCAAAAGTTAACCCCTCGCTCGGCTAAAGCTGGCACGGTGCCAGTGGGATTTAATTTGGAGAGCATCCCCCCGCAGTGCACATCCGCCGAGATGGTTCGGACGCCTGCCCGGTGGCGTTGAGGATACCGGGCTATAGGAGAGTTTATGACCGATGACATAGAAGATTTTGAAGCTATGCGCGCACTGGTTAAGGACGCCATTGGACGTTTAATGAATGTGCAATTCGATTTGCAATATGACAACAGTGAGCAGGCGCTTCAAAACGCTAGGCAATATGTCAAACTGACACGCGACGGGCTGATAGCCATAGATGATCGGCGCAATGAACGTAGCGTCACGCGGGCTAGGAATGCCGCCAGCATGAAGCACCGCACAAACCCGCCGCCAATTTATTGCAACCACTGCGCAACGTACCTCAAGGAAAGCGCCGTCAAGGCATGTTTACGCAAGACATGCGAGCATAAGGGAAAGGACGCTAGGTCATGACATACGAAGCATGGGCCACCGGCCATCGGATGCGCGAAAATGGCGAGTACCTGGAGCATGATCCGCGCGGGTACTTCGCCGCCGTGGACTTGCTTGACCGTCTGGAAAAGGCATTGACCGCGCCTAATGTAGTGCCTACAAGAGACGCCAATGACATATCTTGATTACCTCAAGCCGGACGAACGCAAGCGCTTTGAATTGCTCTCACGCAATGCTGATGTGATCGAATGGAAGCGATTAATGAAGCGCGGTCAAATGCGCCATTATAGGGATAACCACCAATGAATGACCCCGTAAAAACGCATACACCTTT